TTATGAAAAGAGTGCTCTGCGCATCATATTATCGGTGACAGCAACGTAGTGCATCGTCGTCTGCACGTTGGAGTGACCAAGCACCTTGCTCACCACGGCCATGCTAACGTCATTGTCCACGAGGTTTGTGGCCAGCGTCCTACGGCCTGAGTAGCACGACCCTGCAACCCCTGCGTTTTTGTAGAGCCGACGAAATGCGCGCTCGATCCCGCCTGCATCGAATGGATCACCGCTGCGGTTGATGAACACGCGGCCATTGCGCTCACCCATATGAGCAGAAAGCGCTTCGATGATTTCCTCGCTGATGGGCAAGCTGCGCCCGCTTTTGCGCTTGGAATAGCCCAGCGGAATGCGAAGCTCGTCTCCCCGGAACCAGCTGGTGTCCAGGCCAGCGATCTCCATGGGGCGCAGACCTAGCCGGATGCTCAGCAGCATCATCAGCCGGTACATTGCGGGACGCTCCATGGTCTCGATGTAGCTGAGAACAGTTTCAAACTCCTGCGCTTCTTTAATCGGGGCACGCATTGCTTGTCTCCTTCCCAAGCTATTTGCTGCCAGTCTCCATGCAGGGCAACCAATTCCTACTCTCCAGATGCAGAACCTGGAGAATGCCCGCGAATAAATACCTGCGACAGAAACCACATTGCAGGAGCTTACAATGACCGAAATCTCAGCCTTCGTTATCGCAGGAAGCTACGACGAACATCCAAATCAATGGACCAGAATCGCAACGGGCTTTCTGGTGGATCAAGAAGTCTATGAGGTAAACGAATGGCTTCGGAAAATGGCCAGGGCTCGCTATGATATTGTAGGGGCAACCCGCCCCAATCCCCACCTGATCGTGTTCTTCGAAGAGAAGTCCGACGCGGCGATGTTCAAACTGGCGTGGGCTGCAGCATGAGCCGTGTTGGCCTCCGTGGACATGCAGACGAGCGTAGGACTCGCGCTTAGAAAGGGAACCACGCCCTTGAACGATCTTGGGCACGACGAGCTCTCGGTCCCGTCCATAAATGACTGCACGGCAGCATCGGGACGACAGACCTGAGAGCGTAGCGATCTTCCTCGAAGGACGTAGCTCGGGCTATGGCTGCCTCAGCTGCGAGCCATCATCGCTTTGTGAGGAAGACTAGGATTGACGAGAAGCCAGGAAGTCTATGCTGCCTTCGTGAAATGGTCTGAACGTCTCCAGGCCGTGCCCGGCTGGAGAGAGTGGAACAGGGCAAAAATCTCGTTCACGCTGGCTCATGGCGACGGAGCGCGGAAACCCGCCGATTTGCCAGATATGTTCGAGCTTTCGGCTGAGATGGACGCGCAGCACGCCGCTATGATGGCGTGGCTACATCTGAACGCGACCGTCCGTGGAATGCGAGCCTGCTCCTCATACCTGCGGCACGCTCCTGACCACCGACTTGGCATCTCGACCGAAGATCATTTGCGCTACATGATCGAACTATATTTTAGCCGTGTCTATGAATTTAGCGAACGGTTGAAGAAGATGATGAATGCTCTAAGCGCGACCATAGCGCCAGCGGCATTCAACACCGGAGATTTCGTGAAGGACTACAAGAAAGTCTTTCGACAGGAGATCGCCGAGCGCAATTCCACGCACCATGATGAACACTTCGATGACGTGTCACTCGATCAACTGGGTTTAGTCAATCTGATTGGCCAAACGGAAGCGGGTCGGTCCAAGGGATGGAAGCAAGAGCATCGGTGGCTCTGGAGAAGGTCATCGAAAGAATGGCGAGCCCGCATCGATCGTGGGGCGGATAAAACACAGCTTTACGTTGAAGGTGTCGCTGGAGCCATGATCGATTATTGCCCGTGGCTAACCGACTGAAGTGCGCATGTTGAAGTGTGGTGATTAAAGCGCTAATCTGCGGCACGAATTAGGAACAGAATCGCAGCGGCAGTTTGCTGAACCATATACTCTGCGAAGTACTTTTCCACGACACGAGGATTTATGCCAGCACCATGGCCACCCTCGTTGTTCCGCATCGTGGGGATGCCCTGGATAACGGAGCGCAGACCGGTGAACTGCGATTGAAGGTGGCCGGGGATTAGTTGCTGCTCAAAAGCCATGTTAATCAAAGAGGCAGCACGATCATTCGGCTTTACGGGCCACTGCTTCTTATCCGCAATGACCTTCAAAGTACTCTCAAGCGCGTTGCCGCAATCCGCGATACAATCGTCGAAGTTATCCGCGCGCAACTCCGCAAGGGCGTCCCTGAACTCCTGATCGACTGCCGCGAAGTCCTCGTCCGAGGTGAGGCCAAGGACCGGCGCGATGGCGGTGTCATAGAGGTATTCGGACGTGACCTCGATCACCTGCCCATTTTCGAAACGATAGCCGAAGCCATCCTCCGCCATTCGTGCGTTCAACTCTCGCACGACGCGACTGATCTCTTGGGCGGGCCTGTATGCCATCTCCGGCTCGGTCGCCGACAGCTCTCGGATAAATTCGAACGGCCAGACACAGGCTATTTCGATGGCATCAAGTCGGTAGTCGTGATTGGGACAACCAAACTGGTTCTCGGACAACCACCACCAGTAGAACTCCTCCTGGAACGTCTTGCCCTGGCTGAGAGCCGGTACACCTAATTCGGTTCTCGTGTGGGCGACTAGCGCACGGAACAGTGGCTCGCCCATCGCGCCGAGGTGATGGTCGATGACCTGGAACGCGCTGAATATCTGATTCAGCAGCTTCTGACCGAATGGCGAGGTCCGCAGCTCAAGCGTCTTCCCCTCCTGATCTCGGATGCGCTTTCGTCTAGAGTAGGTCTGCGGGAGCGCCATTGCTCAACCGGCCGCCTTGGCAGCAGCCTTGCCGTCCGACTCTTTTCCGCCGCCCTTGTCGTCAGCAGAGTCGTCGTCGTGACCGGTCACTACCCCGATGATGTGCTGCCCGTGGGTAAGCAGATTGTCGGCCTGCTCGACTGTCGCACTAGCCGAGGTGACGACGAGACCTATCGCGCCGAGAATTGGCAAAGCCTTCTTGTACCATGCCTCCGCTTCCGGCTTCTTCGCGCCCGACATGCCCTTGCTCCGATGTATCTCGGCAGTCATTGCACCCCAAGCCTGCGAGAGACCTTCAACACCGACCAGTTCAAAGGAGTGAATCGTCCACAGGAAATGCTTTATCTGACGTTCCAGAAAGGCCTTGAGACGCGGATCCATGTCCGCGGCGTTTAGGTCTTTAAGCATTCGCTCGGCAAGTTCGACTATTTCTTCAACAGATTGCTCGTCGATTTCCCGGTCTTCCAACGGAGCGAGATTATCGTCAACGAGAACAAGATATTCAAACGCCTGCGTCTCACTTCTCAATTGGTGATTTTTATACTCTAGAAGGCCTGCGATAGAGATATACTTTTCTAGAGATTGGACAGCCCCGGCGTAGAGGTCCTTGCTCCCCTCCCGCAACTTGCTCGCATGAATATCCGCTACAAGCTGGTCACATTTTCTTTGAACGACCGCCAACGCGGTCAGGAACTCCACAGAGCCGGCGTCTGCTTCAGACAAATCCGCGAAAGCAGTGATCATCTTGCGGTTCGGCTCTTTGGCCAGTTCGCGGAAGATGCCCGACACTTCCTGCGCCAACGTCTGCCCATAATCACTCATTCAGCACGATCCCCTGCTCAGCCCCCTAATCTCTAAATAGCTTTATGGCCCAAAAGAAACTCCCCAAGCTAGACGAGAAATCGAAACGAGCGATCCAGTGCGCTGCCAAGACGGCTGAGAGTGCAAAGGCTCTATCTGAGTTAGCCGACCGCAACCTCGCTGAGAGCGATACGAACGCATGGCGGTCTATCAGCGAGGAGCACAAAGAGATCATCCTGTACCGTCTGCGTGGCGGGCATATCCTGTCTACAGTGTGCAGGGAGATCGGTGTTGATCCCAATGTGATCCGCAATCTGGCCGCTATGGACGACGAGTTCGACAAGCGCCTAGCCATTGCTTGTGCTCAGGGTCAGCACGCTCAGGTAGAGCGACTATATGAGATTCCCTACGACACCACTCTGAGTGACACGGCAAAGAAGCTGCTCAGCGACAACATCAAGTGGATCGCGGCTCGATCCAATCGCAAGGCATGGGGTGATAACGTCCAGGTGGATCACACTGGTTCGATCAACGTCGCAATGCCGCAGTGGACGTTTGGTGTTCCGCCTTCCGTACAGGATGGGGAGTTCAGCGAGGACTACGATCCCGACGCGGAATGAAGGTAGCCCCGCTGGTTAGAAAGATCGTTTCAAGGCGATGTAAACCAGCTGAGCGGCTTCATAGTGAAGCATTTCAGGATGCTCCTTCATGTACTTCACTACGATGGCCTGAAGCTGACCAGGTTTCACACCGGCAGGCATCGCAACGGATTGCAGCTTTGCACCTTCAAGCAACCCGCCTTGTGCGTCGGCCACGCCAATAATGTATGACATACAGGTGATCTGGTCGAGGCTACTCCCCTCGCACTTCGCCAATAGGTCATTTCCGCTCATGTACGCGGCATCTGCGCTCGTGCTGAACATCAAGATCGAAGCCGCTGCTACGATAGCCCGTTTCATACCGTCCCCCGTTTGCGTCGATTTAATCAAAGGCTTTGGTTCTGTCGATTGAAAACCGCGCCTCGCGTTCTCCCAGCATCTTTGCTCGCGCGGACTTCATGCAGGCTTTATAGCTGTGACTTCTAACGGGGAAGTTAATATGGCATTGCATCTAGTCGTAGACAACACAGACTACCACAACTACCTGGGCAACCTCATGCGGGCTGCTCTTGTGGCCACTTCGAGTGAGCCGCTTCCCGCTGATATGCGAGACCTGCTCCTAGCGATGGACCTAGAGACTGTGGAGCACGACATGGCTGTAGCAAACGCCATTGGGCTCTAGGAGCGCCAGGAACGCGTCTTCCTGATAGTGGAACGGTCGAGAAGCTACCTTGTGCTACCCTAGCGGAAGAGCGTCTGTGTGACAGCTCTATGGCGCTGCTCCCATTGTTCGGCTTTCAATCAGCTCTTCCAAGCTCCTGCGAATAGTTCGCACATCAGCCGGCAGGTGTGTTGGTAGCCTAATACAGCAGAGTACCCGGTGGAGCATGTGGCTCTCGGTACTCAGTCGTACCTCTACCCTAGCAAACTAACATGGCTAGAAACCAGGGCAACCTAAGAGTTCAGAGGTCGGCTATTCTTTTGGCAATGCCACAAACGAATGGAAGTCATACCTCGACATACTCCACATAACACCGCTAACAGCCTAATCAACCACTCATTACAGATACGGATAATATATCTAAACCGTACCTATTCAGAGGCGTGGGTGTCAGAGAAAAAAGGTGTCAAGAGCATCTTTTTTCGTGCTCTTTGACAGCTCGGTGCTACTAATCAATTGTGGTAATGTGAGCAGCTATCCTAGCGCCCAGACCCCACACTATCCCAACAGGTCATCGCATTTGTAGAAAATATATTCCTACTGAGCAGTCTTTGCTCGATTAGGTGGATAGACCTGCTAGTGTGACAATGGAGGTATGGACACCAATCAAGAGTGACAGTGGTAGTGAAAAACGTGCAGTCAACCTATCAATGACGTTGACAGGTACGCTGGCCGAGGTGCCAGGGGGTATACGTGCTTTTCCTGAGAACGAGGGTGGATTGCAGCAAAACTATTTGAGCAGTCAAAAACTGGTTTAGCCATTCCAGCGCTCCGAGAAGGCCCTGATTGCAAAATCGCTGGGATTGACGAGCGCACCCTTTTCTAGCTGCTCACTGATCAAATCCAGCAGTGCATCAACCAATCGCTCTTCCGTCGAGAACTCGTGTGTCAGCGTGTGGAAGCCGATGTAGTCCAGCACCAGCAGTGCATCACCCCTAGCGCGCCATTCTGCCATTGCCTTTAGGATTGCCGGCGCTTGCATTGGGAATACCTCTTTGACGATTACCAAACTGATGATCGTGCGTCCGTCAACGTAGAGGCCTAAGTCCTCTTGCTCCTCTGAGAGCCAGAGCGCGATCGGCTCTGCTTCCTGCGCGTGATCGAGTGCGCCCTTTGCCTGCTTTAGCGCCTTTTCGATCTGCGCATTGGACGTGCGGATTTTGCGTTCCAGCGGCCTCGCAAGGGCCGCTTGGGTATTGGGGCTGTCCTTGGCCTGTACGATGATGAACGCGCGTTCCGTGCCCGCTACAACGTCCGCAAATTCCTTCTTCGTAGCCCGGCGCCTAGGGTTGAGGATCACCTGTTGGCCATCAAGGGAGCGCTTAAGCAGCCCTACAATGTCTCGCTCCTGGAAGTATCCGGGATCTTCCCTGACCAGCATGGACATTGAGTGTCCCTTGCTGCCCACATAGTCGTTGCTGTCGTCCATCAGGTCCATGATGGCGATGTCAGACGGCCATAGTTCCTCAGTGAGCGTGACGGTGATTGCCTTTGCGTCATCCTCTGGCGTGCGCAGACCGAACCAGTGTTGGACAATGTGGAGCATCTTTAAGCCCATCACCGGATCACTCGGAAGCAGTCTGATTTCGTCACCCGATACGAGCAGGCTACCACCGTCGGATAGCTCGCAGCGGTAGCTCATAAACTCACGCGAGTGTTCATCGAAGAAGTAGATGTCTAGCTCGTCCCCATAGAGCATTTCGATGAGGTTCTGCGCCATTGGATCGTCGCCAAAGATCGGTGTGCTGATCTTGAGCGGGTTATCGTCGTCGTCAAAGAATGCGGTTAGCAGCCCTATCGTGGTGCCGTTGGTGAACGGAATTGGCACCACGTAGATTTTGAAGCTCATGTTGATCTGGGTTGCCAACAAGCTCTCTTTGGGAGCCTTGATGACCAAGCACTTGCGTCCATCAATTTCGATGTCGCAGAGCCCGCCAGGATACTCCCGGATCAGCGGTAGGAGGTGCGGCGCGTTTAGCGTTAGCATCTTACGATGCTGGGCAACTCCAGGCTTCCGGTCAATGTACCTTGGTCACTGGTTCTTGAGCCGCTTTACCGCTTCTGCGGTCTTGCCGTTGAGCAATTCCCCCGGCTGCGCAGCCATACGCGCAACGTGCTCATTCTGACCTGCTTCCTCGCGTAGAGAACGGCTCAGCAGCGTCTCCAGCTTCATCAGCTCGTCCTCGCTGGTAACGTCCTGGATCGCGTCGATCTGCTTTTCCGTGTCGCTCATGGTGCCCACGTTTGCCCACTCCGAGTGAGGGGCTAATCCGGGACGGGTTTCAGAACCGCTAACTACGGCATGGAAGAGGAAACCGATCAGCTGAAAGCGCTCAAACAGGACGAGCGCGAAGACCTGTCATGGGGATACGTATCGCTCAATGGGTTGGAGCAAGTGCGTGCCCATCAACGCGGTGAGAATGTGGGCATCAAGAGCAAGCGCCGACCAAAGGGATATGCCAAGATCACGCCTGAATTGCGGGAAGCCATTCTTGCCACCGAAGGCTCACAGGTTGAGGTTGGAAAGCGCTTTGGTGTCAGCGACTCTACGGTCGCCAAACTGCGTCAGGCTGCTAGGCGTAAATAGTTGCCTAGGGCTTGTTGCGCTCCTTTGGAGTCCGTTTGTCGCGGGATGCCAATCAGGCCTAGGCTGCTCCCAAACGCTTACCCCCTGCGACATTCGTGGGCGTCAATGGAGTGAACGCGGGACGCAACTAGACCCTTTGGGGGTGAAGACCGTTAAGCCTGGGAAAGACACACAGAAAGGGCCGGATCACTCCGGCCCTTTTGCGTCAATGAGCCCCAGGAAAGCGTCAAGGAGCAGCGTTTGCGCGCTGCCGCTTACTTGGACGCTTCGTTGACCGCATCGAAGTAGCTGACAGGGATTTTCAGCATGGCCGTCCTGGTCGCCTTGCTGCGCAGCTGGATAGCCAGCACACCATTTTCAGAATACTTCGCCACCTCCGCTGGGGTGATGTCGATCATAAACCCCTCATTGTAGCTACAACCATAGCGGCAAGAGGACACATCGCGACCCGTGCTAGTGAACTTGGCTTCAACGCCGCCCTTGAATATGGCAGACACATAGTAGTGCCACTCACCCTTGTAGTAGATATACCCCTGTACGGTCGTTGAAGGAGCCTTGTTGGCGGTCTTGATCTTTGCCACAAGTGCAAAGCTCTCTTCCGTTGAACCCTCTTCCGAGAACTTGATCGTTGGAGCGCTGTACTCATAGCGCTCGGCAAACGAGTCGCTGTTTACGTTAACCACAACGCCATTGCTTGCGTTAAACGTGGTCTTTTCACCAGCGGACGCGGGTGACGACAGTGCGACCAAAGCGGTCGCAACAAACAAACGCAACTTCATGACTTCCCCTTTTGTCTCTGCCCCAGAGAACGTCTCTAGTGGACGTGGTCCGCTGCTAACATCGTTGTAAGCGGCTGTCATCCTAAGAATAGCTCTGCCTTCTTAAATACTGGATGACAGTACAGCCTTACCGCAAGACATTCACGCCTAATCCAGCACAGGACAAGGTAAACGCACTAGCTTGGCAAGACCCCTATGTGGAGAACTTGCTTGCGTATGGTCCCTCGCGATCCGGCAAGAGCGCTAACTTCGTTCAGCTGATTGCAGCACGCGCACTGGCCTTTCCAGGCACAAAGCACGCCATTTTCCGTCTCACCATGCGCAGTTGCCGCGCACACCTGTTCAACGGCACCTTCCCGGAAATCATGAACATGCTTTATCCGGGATACCTGGATAACAAAGCAGTTCACGTTAATCGCGCGGAGTCCTGGGTACAGTTCCACAACGGCAGCAAGATCGTATTCGAGGGACTGGACCCCAACAACATCGACAAGGTGCTGGGTGCTCAATACGCAACCGCATGGGTCAACGAATGTAACGAGGTCCAGGACTACGAAGTCATCCAGCAGCTGGCGTCTCGTATGGCCGACACTGCTCCGATGGTCGATCCCTCGACGGGCAAGGTCGTACTCGATCCCAACGGCCAGATGGTCATGTGCCGCCCGCTCATGCTCTTTGACTGCAATCCCGACACCAAGGGCGATTGGGACTACCTCTGCTTCAAGGCCAAGCAGCATCCGCAAAGCGGAAAGCCGTTCAAGGACAAGAAGAAGTGGCGCAGCGTTTTTCTGCCCGCGCATGAGAACGCTGACAACCTCGCCAAAGGCTACCTAGACAGCCTTGCTGAGCGTTACGATGGCTCGCCCAATATGGCTTCGCGCTTCCTTGAGGGACAATGGCGCGATGACAACCCCAACGCGCTCTTCCGCAAGAGCATGTTCCGCTATCGGGAGTGCCCGCCGCTCGATTTCTTCCTCCGCATTGTGGTCGCAGTCGATCCCAGCGGCGGCAATGGCAATCAGGGCGACCACACCGGCATCTGCGTAGTGGGTCTGGGCTCCGATGGTCTCGCGTACATTCTTGAGGACGCCAGTATCAAGGGAACCCCTGAGCAGTGGAGCAAGGAAGTCGGCGTCATGTATGACAAGTGGAACGCCGACTTGATCGTAGCTGAGAAAAACTACGGCGGCACGATGGTTGAGAACACCATCCGTCAGTACCGACGCAACCTGCCGGTTAAGCTGGTCAATGCAACACGCGGCAAGCTGCTACGTGCTGAACCTGTCGCAATGGCATATCACCAGGGCAAGGTATTCCACATCGACACCTTCAAAGAGCTTGAGGCGCAGATGTGCGACTACAAGGAAGGCACAAAGAAGTCGCCTGACCGCATGGACGCACTTGTTTGGGGTGTAACCGAGGTTCTCAAAATCGGTGGTCCTTCGGGCACCATTACAGTGAACACCAACAGGGGCTCTATCTTCCGCTGACAGGACCGGCTCAGCAGTTAGCACGAATAAATACCTGACATAATTTGTCGAGGTACATTCGTGAAGATCAATGAGCCAACACCTGAAATTCTAGAGATGCACGAGCGTTGGCAGGTTTGTCGCGATGTTATCTCTGGAACCTATGCGGTCAAAAAGAAGGGCCTGACTTACCTTCCACGATCATTCTCGGACATGAATGACGAGGAATACCTGTCCTACAAGAAGTACGTTCCATTCTACCCAGCTGCAAACCGCACTCATGACGGTATCGTTGGCCTGATGATGCGCCAGGAGCCCGTTCTGGAGGCAACCGGCACGCTCAGGGAGATCAAGGACGTTATCAGCAGCAACGGAGACAGCGTGGAAGAGCTGGCCCGTCGTTCGGCACGCGAATTCCTCAGTTCCGGCTTCTACGGCTACTTCACCGACCATCCGGTGGGCCAGGCATCGAGTAAGGGCGCAGCTATCGAAGAGGGCATCCGTCCATTCGTCAACTTCTACGACTGCTTTTCCATCCTGGAATGCACCCCAGGGGTTGTGAAGGGTCGCAAGCAGCCCATTCGCGTGCGCTTGCTCGAAAACGCGCGCACCGTTTACCTCATTGAGCGAGTTGACGGTCTTGTGGTCGTCCATGTGTACCGCGCGAGCGACAATGGTGCGTTTCCGGCCTGGGAAGATCCAACCGAGACCTACGAGCCCGTGGCAAACGGCAAGCGTCTAGAGGAAATCCCGTTCGACCTAGTAACCCCGGATGGCAGCTTCACTCCGAGTGCTCCGCCGCTGGAGAACGTATGCTGGACCAACCTGGACCACTACGTCACCCAGGGCTTGCTCAGCACCCAGCACCTATTCGGCATTTCGCCGATGCTGATCGTGTCGGGAACCGAGGGCGAGGAAGGCAAAAAGATCAAGTGGACGCCGGGTGGTGTTTTCACGCTCAGTGACGCCCAAGCGAAGGCATACGTCATCAGTGTATCGGCGGATGCAGCCGTTCCGCTTGAGCACCAGCTGCAAGCTCTGGAAGACCGTCTAGCAGCTATCGCGAGCCGCATTCTAGCCCGTCAAAAGAGTGTGGCCGAGGCAGCGGAAACCGAAGCAGTGCGCCAGGGCGCAGAGAACAGCGTGCTCGCCATGCTGGCGAACACGATCAGCAAGAAGCTGGAGACCGCCTTGAAGCGTGCAGCGGCTTTCACCGACAACGATGCGACCGTCCGCTTCCAGATCAACACCGACTACCTGCCAAGCAACATGAGTCCGCAGGAAATCACCGCTCTTCTGGGTCTAAACCAAGCTAGGAAGCTCAGCAACAGGAGCATGTTCTACAAGCTCCGCGATGGTGGTGTTTACGACGAAACGCTGACTTATGAGGAAGAGCAAAAGCGCCTCAAGGAAGAGGCAGCGGTTGAGCCGGAAGTTGTGAACGCTTCAGCTGCACGAGATACCATTGCCCCGACTGCTCCAGAAGCACCAACCCTCTAATCCTTAGCCCGAACGCTAAATAGGAATGCTGGTTCGGCCAGCAAAACCGCGGTTCGGCCGCAACCTAGATAGCTTCGGGCTGAAAGGATTACATGACTACAGACACCACCATCACGGATACCTCGACCGAGGACACTTCCGGTCTCAAGAACAAGAACGCTGACCTGGTACGCCGCCTCAAGCTCGCTGAACAGCGCGCCGAAGAAGCAGAGCAGGCACGCGAAGCCGCCGCAGAGGAAGCGGAGCGTCAGTCCGGTAACTTGGAAGCGCTGGAGAAGCGTTTGGAAGCCAAGTGGCAGAAGAAGTACGACGCCCTTGCAGCAGAGCGTGACGCTCTCTCGGGTGATCTACGCACCATCCGTTTGGACAACGAAGTAAAGAGCGCAATTGCTGCTGGCAACGTGCGTCCTGAACTCGTCCCTGCCGTGGAAGCACTTTTGCTCCGTCAGGCACAGTACGACGACTCCACCAAGCAAGCTAACATCAACGGTGCTGCGATTGGCGACTACGCCAAGGAGTTCTTCGGCAGCAAGGAAGGCAGCTTCTACGTCAACGCTCCTGCGTCGAGCGGTGTTGGCTCGACCGGCTCAACCCCCGCGAAGCCACAGCGCATGACCAAGGAGACTTTCAACGCAACCGAGTACCTGAACATCAAGAAGGAAAACCCAGACCTTGCTAGGGAACTAGCAACTGAAATGGGCATGACTCACCTACTCGGCTGAACAGAGCCAAGACACTCATCCGAATAAATACCGGGGAAGCAAGAATCGCTCCCCCGGCTCCTCTTTGTGGGTCGGCGTAATCCACATGGAGGATACCTATGGCAATTACCGATCTAAGCACGCTCGTCTACGACGACAACGTGTATGCTGGTCTAATCAATCAGGCCACTACTGAAAAGAACAATCTGGTTCAGGCCGGCGTCATCGTCAGCAACGAGCTTTATAACTCGCGCGCTGCTGGTGAGGGTCAGCTGACCACCATTCCATTCTTCAACCCTCTCGCAACCGACGAAGCTGACGTTGCGTCCGCTGACTTCGCTGAGGAAGCTGGCATCAGCGAAATCACGATGGGCGAGCTGGGCGTCATCCGCCACCTGCGTTCCAAGACCTTCGGCGCAATGGACGTTGCTTCCATCGTTTCCGGCAAGGACGTTGTTGGCGAAATCGCTAACAAGTTCGGCGACTACTGGTCGACCGATCTGACCAAGCACGCAATGGCGATCCTGACCGGCGTTGCGAAGCTGAACACCGGTCTGACCGCAGGCGACGGCACTAAGGTGCTCGACGGCAGCATGGTCATCGACGCTGCTCAGACCCACGGCGACGCAAAGGACAAGTTCCGTACCCTCGTGGTTCACTCGGCTGTCCACGCGCTGATGCAGAAGGCAGAAGGCAACGGTTACGTTCCTGCTTCCCAGACCAACATCGGCTTTGCGACCTACTACGGCTACAAGCTGGTCATCAACGACCGCATGCCTGTCGCTGGTGGTGTTTACACCTCGGCTCTGCTGGCTGACGGCGCGTTCGCAATGGGCCGCGCTACTCCAAAGCACGCTGTGGAGTTCACCCGCAAGGCACTGGTCGGTAACGGCTCGGGTGCTGACGTTCTGACCACTCGTGCGCAGTACATCCTGGCACCAGCTGGCCACAAGTTCGTGGGCGAACTCGGCAAGCTCTCGCCAACCAATGCAGAGCAGGCAAACGCAAACGACTGGCAGGTCAAGTTCGAAGCTAAGAACCTCCCATTCGCGTTCATCAAGTCGAGCCTGAGCAACCCAACCGCTTAATCGACTAATGCAAACAGGAGCCCCGCTGGCAACAGCGGGGCTTCCCTGCGACTACTTCTTGTAGCGTCCATCCGGGCCGCGTCCCACGCGATCACCGTTCCGCACCTTTCGGTACTGGCCCTTCCGACCGTACCGACCCGTTCCCTGTCGCAAGCGCTCATTGCTGCTCTTGCCACCGCTTCCGCCACCGAACAGCCAATCAAGAAAACTCATCGCGTCCTCCAGGTCTGTCTACCGTCCCTAGGGCGGTAAATAGCAGATGGAAACACAGATTGCAGACGCATTCCACCTAGCCCGTAACAACGAAGCCTGGGAAGGAACTGAGGCCGAGAAGTCGGCTGCTATCCTACGAGCAGAAGACTACGTTGAGGCAGTTTACAGCTTGCGGGCTGACACTCCAACGGATCATCCGTTGCTGGTTAAGGCGCTCTGCCTGCTCGCACTGGAGTTCCTAACCAACCCTCCTGCGCTCAAGCAGGAACGCCAAGTCCTCAAGAGCAAAGAGGACACCGCAGGCGTGCTGGTCGAGGAATTCGAGTACAGCGAAACTCCTGCCGATCCTTACCCGCTCGTCACCTCCTTGCTGCGCCCGCTTATGGCCGGTCGCTCCGGTGGCATCGTCGCAATGCGTGTGGTGCGCTGATGGCAGATTGGAGCGCATCACGCGCAAAGATCACGGACAAGCTCAGCAAGATCGCTGAGCGCGGTACGATCACGTTCACGAGCAAGGCGCTCAACAGGACCGGACAGACCGAAACGGTTGACGTTTGGGTGCTCATCAAGAGCCGCAACGTGCCCGGTGAAGGCAAGCCCGCCACCATTACAGCATTGGTCACTTGGAGTGAGCGCAACGTCGAAAACGGTGTGCTGACTGTCCAGGACAAGCGCTACCAGATCGTCAAGCTAGACCAGACCGGCGCAGGCGCAAACCACTTGCTGAGCGAGGTCGTCGCCAGTGAGCTTTGATGGCTTCGACCGCATTATGGCTCGGCTTGAGAAAGCGCGCAGGGCTATCAACGAGGCACCGGCCAAGGCTGGCAAGGATTGGCTTGAGCAGGACTTTAAACCAGCGGCCAAGGCGCTTGCTCCTGTTGCTACTGGTGAACTCCGCGACAGCATCGACGGCGAAGTGGATGCAACGGGCGTCACCGTGTTTGCAGCGGCTCCCCACGCGCCACACGTAGAGCACGGCACAACGAAGATGGCCGCTCAGCCCTTCATGCAACCCGCGCTCGATCAGACCAAGGACAAGCTCAAGAAGCGCATCCTGGACGAAGTACGAAAGGGTATGAAATGAGCCAGTTTCACGATCTAGCAGCCCACATCACTGCGCTCGTTGAGGGTAATCCCGATCTTGCTGCGTACATGGGTGAGGAATGGCTATTCACCGAGCTTCCAGAGCAGTTTCCCTGCATCTACCTAGACGGCTTCCAGTGCTTGGACGACAAGCAGGACAGCTGGCGCGTCAACATCAACTTCGTGACCGAGGACATGAGCGTCGATGCTCTCCCCGTTGCACGAACGGTCCTCAACACCATCCAGCGCAGCCCTGTCATTCTCACAAATGGAATGGTCAATCAGCCAGAAGCGGATAACGCGCGCAACAGGTTCCGCATTCCTTCGATCATCTACATGAGCCGCCTCTAACAAGAGTCGCACGACCTCCAGCTAAATACCCAGCGGCAACGTTTGCCGTGATAGCTATGGAGGATTGTCGATTATGGCAACTGTAAACCAGAAGCTGAGCAAGGACACCCGAATCAAAATCGGTAAGTCCGCAGATGCTACAGCTGATACCGATTTCGTACTCATTGAGAACGAGCAGGAAGCGACTATCACTCGCACTGCTGACGTTCAGACCTCGACCATCAAGGCTGGCACCTACAAGGCTCCAGGCGAAGAGTCTTGGGAAATTCAGTTCACCACCGCAGAGAACCTGGACGACGTTGCTCGTTCGTACATGCGCAAGGCTTTCAACAAGCGTTGGCCTTTTCGCGTTTACGATCAGGAAGACCTCTGGATTTCCGGTGACTTCATCCTGTCCAGCGCTGAGATTGGTGCTCCAGCAGTCGGCGCACGTACCGGCAGCTACACCATCCAGAACGCCGGTCCTGTGACCGAAGTGGACCTGGACGAAGCAGCAGGAAGCTAATCGAAACACCATGGGCCGGGTTCGCTACCCGGCCCAAAGGAGAACCAGAAAATGGCAAAACTACTAAAGCGTCGCACCAACACCAAGACCTTTGAATGGGCCGAGAACGAGATTGTTCTTCGCAACGATTTCGAGCGCCTAGACGCACTGTCCGAAGCCGTTGGCATGGACGGTATCGAGTACATTCAGGCTGTCACTAATGCACGCGAGCTAACCGAGGTGTTCTACCACCTCCAGTTTGAAACCGAGTACGACCGCGCGGAGATTTACGACGCGTTCTTCTCGAACGTCTCCGACATGCTCACCCAGGAATTCCAGAAGCGTATTGCTGTCCTGATCGGTGCCCTGATGGGTGGCGATGAAGCAAAAATCCTCGCTGCTTTCGACCAGCTAGAAGAGGAAAACGCCCCAAAAAAGGAACAAGACTGAGCCGCCTCAAGGCCGCTCGGTTTAACCTAATGCAACTGCACATTCAGCCCAGCGAAATCGACCAGACCACCTGGAATGAATATCTCAACACCATCATCGGGCAGATGGAGTTGAACGGCGCAAAGGTTAATGAACCAATCTCACCACGAGAACTACAGCGCCGAATGAAAGCTCAACAGCAGCTTCCATAATCCTTCACCACAGTAGGCGCCGCTAAATACCTGACGATAATCAGGAGGCGCCTACTGCGATGGAAGACACCCTAAACTACCGCGCTCAATTTGATAACACGCAGGTAAACCGCGCCTTCGACCAGCTGATGGCGAAAGTACGCCAGACAGCAACAATCACCAACCGCGATAGCAGCGCCATCCGTGCATCGCTCCAGCGCATTCAAAACGTACAAGTCCGCAGCGCAATGCTGGACGGCTTCAACCGCCAGATGCGCGAGACGCAGGGCGGTACCGAACGCGCCTCTAGCTCGATCCGCAGCGCAATCGGCTCAGCGATGGACGAGGTTCGTTCCCGCGCAGCAAGCGCAACGCCAGCAGTCGGCGGCCTAGTATCCAGCCTCACGAAGATGGGTCCGACTGCCGTTGTGATCGGCACTGTCGCGCTCGCAATCGCAGCCGTTGGATCGGAAGCCATCAAGGCAGCAGCCCAGACCCAGAAATGGATGGGCCAGCTTGAGACTGTCACCAAGTCGAGCACGAAGGCGAAGGAAACCTACGCCGCGCTCGTCAAGTTCGCTTCCACAACGCCATTCGACCTCGGCCAGTCCGTTGACGCTTTCAACAAGCTCAGGATGCTGGGCCTTGCTGCCACTGAGGAACGCCTAACCTCGTTCGGCAACACCGCATCGGCCATGGGCAAGAGCCTCAATCAGATGATTGAGGCTGTCGCAGACGCCTCCACTGGCGAGTTTGAACGCCTCAAGGAATTCGGCATCAAGTCCAAAACGGAAGGCGATAAGGTCGCTTTCACGTTCCAGGGCGTGACCACGAAGGTAGCTAAAAACAGCACCGAGATTACCAAGTACCTGGAGAACATCGGCAAGACCACTTTCGGTGGTGCGATGGCCAAGCAGATGGACTCGCTCAACGGCGCGTTCAGCAACGTCGCAGACAACACGCAACAGATGCTCAGCGCCATCGGTGAAGGTGCGCTTGGTACTGCCGTGAAGGAGATTGCCAAGGGCATCGCCAACGGCATCAGCCTCCTAACTCCGTTCTTCGCGTCAATTGGCAACCTCTTCGGCGGCATCATTCAGGGCGTCGGTAACGTGCTGAACGGTCTTGGCCAAATGTCTCAGGGGGCGGGACATGCGAGCGCTTTGCAAGGCGTGCTTGAAGCGCTGACAATCACATTCAACCTGCTCGGCCAGGGTGTGACGGTTCTCGGCTCCATCGTTGGTGCCGTGTTCGGTGCCATCGGCTCGATCATCGGCAAAGTCCGCAGCTTCATTGCTGAATCAATCGGGTCGCTGCTGAATTGGATGGGCATCAGCTTCAACCAGGGTGGTCGCAGCTGGGCAAACAGCATCGTGGGCATCTTGCGTGCTGCCAAGTACGTGGCGCTGTCGCTGCCGCAGATTTTCGCCGCAGCGATCAACGACATTTCGGCCATGTTCCGTGGGCTGGGCAACGTCATTTCGATGGTCTGGAATGCACGTTCGCTAGGCGATCTGCAGAAGGCCGTGGGTGCTGCAAAGGGCGTCGCGAAGGGCGCTGGTTCGAACACTCGTCGCGTCGTCGGTGGTGTCGTTACCAACGCGAGCAACATCTACGCCGACGAGAAGGGCGCTGGTCGTACAATCAACCGTCTGCGTGGCATAGGCGGCGTTGCTCCTAAGCTAGACAGTGGCTCTGATGCGCCTCCCCCGAAACCAGATGGTAAGAACGACAAGAACAGGAACAAGGACAAGTCCGACGAGCAGAAGAAGGCAGAGGCAGACGCGAAGAAGTACGCGGAAGCTGTCACCAACCTCAAGAACCGCATTGCAGACCTAGCACTTACCGAAGAGCAGAAGGCTCTAGCGGATGAGATGGAGCGTGCCGGTCTCAAGCGCGACATCAAACTCACCGGCGAGAAGGCGAACGAGATTCGCAACCTGTTCAAAGACCTAAAGGACGGAGAGCAGCAGAAGAAGGTAACGGAGATCATGAAGGACTTCGACAAGTCCATTCGTGAACTCGGTTACAGTCAGATTCAGCTTGCTCAGGTTGAAGCCCGCCGTCGTGCTGGCCTGCCAGAAGACCTAGCGATCACGACTGACCTAACGCGCAAAATCGACGCACAGGCAGCAGCCTATTACAATCTCCAGAAGGCCAAGGAAAACGCCAAGGCTCTCAAGGACGTTGAGCGCGATCAGGCCGCACGCAAGCAGGAACAGGAGTTCACTGCTCTTGGTCGCACCGATCCTGAGAAGGCGGAAGATGCTCGCGCGGTCGCACAAATTGAGCGCGATCGCCAAGCCAACATCGAGAAGATCACTGCGCTTGAGGGCATCACCGAAGCCCGTCGCGCTGAACTGGTCGCAACTGAGAATGTGCTGGCCGCGCAGGACAAGCAGAACGTGGTGTTGGATCGTCAGCGCCAGCACGTTGAGCAGCTGAGCGACTTCCTCACGAACCTCTGGGACAACCCCAAGGAGACGATGCGCAAGTTCTTCCAGGACCTAATGAAGCGCCTGATTGAAGCTATCCTGAAGGCTGCGCTCCTGGGCGACAAGCTAGGTGGCGGTGGCGGCATTGGTGGCCTGCTCAAGACGGTTGTTGGCGGTGCGTTGGGTATCGGCGCGGGCCGCGCAACAGGTGGTTCGGTCAAAGCCGGCGACATTCGCCCTGTTGGTGAAGGCGGCGCGGAACTGGTCAAGTTCGGCGCAGCAGGAACGGTGTTCAACGCAAACCAAACTCGTCGCGCTCTGGGCGGTGCTTCGGCCTCCATCAGCTTCGGCGAAACACACATGCACTTCAATGGCCCGGTCAATCAGGACGTCCAGGCGCAGGTGAAGTCGATGATGGCTCAGCAGCAGCGCGAACAGATGGACGCGATGGATGCCTGGGCGAAGAAGCGAGGTATCCGTTAATGGCGACTGCACTACCATTTCAGCCCAACTTGCTCCTGTCGATTGATTGGCAGGGCGAGACGGCCAACGTCGAAAAGAAAACCGGCGCATTGTCGATCCGCGGTACAATCGGGTTTGCGCCCTGCCGTGAGGTTGCCACTCTCTCGTGGATGTTGCCCAAGGACGACGCTCGCGCACTCGTCCAGACGCTAAAGGCGGGCAAGATGAACTCGGTGTACGATTACACCTGCAACATCATGGGCAGCGTTAGAATTCGCGCTACCGGCTCCTATGGCTTCCGTGAGATCCAGACCGACAAGGGACAGCTGGTGCAGGTCACAGCTGGCTTTGAACGCCTATGACACAGCTGAACACCACCCGCTGGGACGGCCTTGTCGAGTTCGTGAGCCTGGACCTCACTCCCTGGGCTGGCTCGATCCTCCGCTATTGCAACAGCAAGCCGCTATCCGATCAGGGGCTAGACCTTCCTGAGCTTGGCACAGTCCGTTGGAACAATCAGGATTGGCAGTGCTATCCGTTCACCACAGGCGGTTGGCAGCGCTCCAGTGAGAACAAAGCTCAGCCCTCCATTGAGGTGCCAGACTTCATGGGCGCACTGGCTGTTCGTTTGGCTGAAATCGGCAACGCTCCTGGCGCAGAGGTAATCCGCTATCAGGCGCTCGCTGAGGACGTTATTTCAGGCAACGAACAGGCGGCCATCGCAAGGTACGAATACCTTCTGGACAGCGTTACCAGCGGACAGCTGAGCGTGAACCTGAATCTCGCAACGCACCTGGATTTCGGCGGTGTGAAGGTGCCCAGCTTCAAAATGTACCGCGAGCACTATCCCGGCCTGGGAAGCAACCTGCGCGCCTCGGACTAAGCTACCATTTCAGGACAGCGCGCTTGTCCGCCATTTCGACCAGAACGCCCTTCTGCCTGTCCGTGTCGTCCATGACATGCTCTGCGTGTCGCACCAGACTCTCAGCAGGCCACTGTTGCATATCGTCGCTGATGTCCACCGCCCTTGCCAGGCCTTCGTACTCGGCGAATAGCTCAGCACCAACATACGGATATTGTTGAAGCCGTAGAGCACTTTCTTGAGACTGACGAAGCACTCTTAACCAGCTTTGCCGCCTAGCAAGCGAGTCGTCTCCGCGCTCAATTACATCTTGAAAAACTATCGTGGCACTTTGGACTTGCTGGATAATCCTAAGCGCAGGCACAATAAGGTCATTGTGCCGCTCCGCTTCAAACAATGCCAGTCGATCCTCTGCCGCTAACGCTCGCTGGCGCTCTTTCCAAGCAACATAGAACGCCGCACTACCAACGGTGATACTGCCAACGGCTGCAAACCAGTCAGCTACGTTTCCATAATCAACAGCGCTTGGACAGAACAAGGTAGAGCCTCCCCCTCGGTAAATATCAGGTGCTTGTACCTGATAAGACCTGGGCCGCAATTAGGCCGATCTTTGCCCGCGCTTGGCCGCGTGAGGCAGTCGTTGCCGTCTATGACGATGGCAGCTGGCTTGAGCTAACCAACGTCGCGTCAGATCCACTCTACGGCTTTGAACTCACTCAGAGTGACGTTGCGTTACTCGACGAGCGCCGACCGCTGGTCCTGCTCCACAGCCATCCCAATGGATCGGCCGAGCCAAGCGACCGCGACACAGAACAGCAGATTGCATCCGGGTACACCTGGGGCGTCGTAGCAATCACCGGCAACGAGTTCGGCGTCACGCATGTAGCGGAGCCCGAGTTCATTGGCCCGCTGCGCCCGCGACCACCCTTGCTGGGCCGAGCCTATCTTTGGGGTGTCCGCGACTGCTGGACGCTCTGCGAGGATTATTATCACGAGCAGGGCAAGCCGCTCGCGATCATTCCCCGCGTCCGTGAACCTGGCCCTCATCACGCGCACCCACGCGGACAAAACCCGTTTGGCTACTGGCCAAGTCGGCTGGGCTTCAAGCGCGTAGCCAACCGCGATGATCGCAAGCCCGGCGACCTAGCGCTCATGTATTTTCAGAAGCCCATTCTGAACCACTGCGCAGTTTACCTGGGTGAGAACACCTATTTGCACCAGCTGGAGAATCGAACCTCCGAGCACTGGATTCATAACAACGAGGAGCAGTTCCTAGAGCGATTTGCTGTTCAATTCTGGAGGATCAAATGACCGTAAGAGTCATCCTGCATGGCGCGTTCCGCGATGCAATGCCCAAGGGCTACAAGCGCGGTGTCAATTTCCACGCAAACACCTGCATGGAAGTCCTAGACGCTCTTGAGCAGCTTATTCCTATCAAATCCTTGCTGGACACCAGCAAGGGGGAAATCCGACTAGGCAAGAACTACAAGCGCAGCAAGAGCCTCACCGCTGAACAAGCTGGACGCTGGCAGCTTCCCGCTGATGCAGTGCTGCACATCGGCCCGCACGTTCACGGCCATGAAATCACGACCGCAATGCTCATCACGGCTGCGATCAGCGCAGCCGCTTCCATCGCGGCCAGCATCCTCATCAACGCCTTTATGCCATCCGGCACCAGCGAGCAGGATAAGCGCAAGAGCGTTCTCTATGACGGCAGCAGCCTCAACACGCAGAAAGAGGAAATCGTGCTGCCCTACGTGGCAGGCGAAAAGGTCTTCTGCGGCTCCAACATCATCGAAGCATCCGTCGATTACACCAACAACGGCGGCTTGGGTAACATCAACCCAGCCAAAGCAGCGCTCTACGGTGCGGTAAGCGAAAGCCCCAGCAAGCAGATTCAAGACGCCTTCCGTGGCGAAAAGGGCGGCGGCAAAACCATCAACAACACCACGACGAGCAACGCTCGCCTGAGTGTCCTCGCTGCGGTCGGTGCTGGTGAACTCGGCGGCATTTATGGTGCGACCACGCAGGAAAAAGAGAAGCACATCCTCATCAACGAGGTGCCGCTTCGTGACCGTGGAACGAGCCAGTACAACTTCCAGGGCTTCGCATGGACCGAGCGTCCAGGCGTTCCCGGCCAGAGCGCAGTTCCGATCACACCGGGCATTCCTGCAAACCAGAACAGGAACGTCGAGCTAACGCGCACTCCAAGTGGTGGCGTCTCGTACCGCACTGAGCCTGTCAGCGATGCAGACGTTTCCCGCGTGAAGGTCCGTATCCGCGTCAATCAGCTGGTGAAGACCGACAAGAAAGGCAATCAGGAACGCACATCGCTCCAGGTCGGCTTTGAGTGCAAGCGTGACAGCGCAGCCGCATGGCAATCCGCCGGCACTCTCTCGATCAACGAGAAGAGCAGCGATGCATTCGTGCGCGAGTGGACTGTTACCGCGCCGCCGAAGACACCCGGCAACGAGCAGGATGGCTGGTCCTTCCGCCTCTACAGGATCACCCCTGACAGCAACGACGACAAGCTCCAGAACACGGCAGCGTTCAACGGCTTTGTGGAATACAAGGACATTGAGCTTGCTTACGATGGCAGCAACGGAGAAGTGCCAACCGCGCTGTTCGCGGCTGCTCTCGATCTAGAGGTCTTCGACAGCACTAGCTATCCTGAGATTGCCCTCATTATGCAGGCCCGCAAGGTCCGCGTTCCCGACAACTACGATCCAGTGGCACGCACCTATTCGGGTGTTTGGTCCGGTGCATGGAAATACGCGGTAACGAGCAATCCGGTATGGCACTGGCTGGAATTGGCCACCAACAAGCAGATTGGTTGCGGCTATCCAGACAGCTATTTCAGCGTGTTCAAGCTGCTCAACGTAGCCAAGTATTGCGACGAGACAGTCCACGGTCGTCCGCGCTTTTCGTTCAACGTGCAGATCAATGACGAGCAGGACGGCTGGAGCCGCCTCAAGGAAGTGGCACAGACATTCCGCGCCATTCCGTTCTTCAACGGTAGTCAGGTTGAGCTTTATCAGGATCGCCCAACCGGCAACATCGACCATTACGTCAACAACGCAGCCGTCACAGATGGCGTGTTCAAGTACGGCTCCGCTCCACTGCGCGAGCAAATCAACGAGTGCGTGGTCGAGTGGAAGGATACCGAGGATTATGGCCGCACCCGTCGCGTTCGCTATCGTGACGAAGAGAGCATTGCGCGCAATCGTGCGCGCGGCTTGGCCAACAACGGCATCATCAGCCAGACGGTGGCCAAGCTGGGCTGCACCAACGAGCAGGAAGCCTACGACTTTGCGCGTATGCTGGTGTGGACCGCGCAAAATGAGAACGTCACTGTCGAGTTTGAGACGAGCCTAGCGGCTGCTGGCTACTATGCTGGTCAGCGCATCGAAATTGACGATTGGACGAGGACCGGCAAGGTGCCCACAGGCCGCGTTGCGGAGATTGTTGGCTCAAACCAGCTGCGCTTGGACAACCCAATTCCGGTGATCGCTGGCGCTTCCTACAACGCCCACATGATCCGCGATAACAAGCTGGTCGTGCGTCCGGTCGTGCTCTGGAACTCCGATACGACAACCGATCTTGTCACGGTGGACACAACCGGCGTTGATGCAGACACGCCCATTGGCATCGTGCAGGTTGGTGGTGTTCAGCCCCGTCAGTTCACGATCCATGAAGTCACCGAGAACGGCTTCGGCTCCTACAGCGTCAAGGGATCGCTCCACATCGAGGGCAAGTATGCCTTCTTCGATGACAACGTGCCTGTCACCGAGAGCAAGTGGACGCAGCTCAACCCGCGCACGCCAATTCCAACCGGCTTCAAGGCCAAGGGTCACAGCTGGGTAAATCAGCTTGGCTTCCCTGAGCATGAGATCCAGGTGTCGTGGGATGACATCGAGCCTGATTACAACATGCTCTTCCAGGGCTATCACTGTCAGGTAAAGCGTCCAGGTAGCACAACCTGGGAAGACGTTTACAAAGGTCCGAACAGCTTTGCTCAGGTGAAGAACGCGACCGAAGGCGTCCACCAGTTTACAATCCGCTCCCTCAACACGTTTGGTGAAAGCAGCGCTGCGCTTACCGCAACCTATGAGTTCATCTACGGCGAAAGCGACGAGGAATTGCTGCCGCCGGAGTTCATCAGCTTCAACTAACGGCTCTGCCGCGCAAGTCCAATCAGGTCTCCTGGGTAAATAAAAGAAAACCCAGGAGGCTTGATTAAAGGATGGCAGTTAACTTCAATGGAGCCGATCTTGTAGTCACGTTTAAGGAAGTCAGCACCAACGGTGCCGAGCTTCTTTATCAGCTTGAATACCAGTGCGCTAACGGCGTCGTAAATCACTATGTCGATGCAAACCGACCACAGAGCACCGCTTCTGATGGTATGCGCGTCTACCAGGACACGCTCACCCACACCGAGAATGCCAACGCGGGTCTGACACGCTCACCCCGAGTGAGGATGCGTACCCAGAACGCTAAGGGCAAGTGGTCGCAGTGGGTTGTGATCGACGCACAGAACCCCGTTCCAGTGCTGCCGGAAGCGCCGGTTGTCACTCGCACCTTCGATGGCGTCTCCGTTTCGGTCAAGCAGCCCGCCGATAGCGATCTAGAGGGGTATATCGCCTGGGTAAGCACAACTCCCGACTTCCCGCTTGATGCAGCCCACGAGCGCTACAGGGGCAAGTCTACCTCGTTCTCAATCCCACTGCCCGACAATGATGCATATTTCCTGCGTGTCGCACCTTACGACGCGTTCGGCTTCGATCCGTTCAGCGCGTGGGAAGCAGTCAAAGCAGAGCGCAATCCGCTCGACATCGACGGTATCATCGACATTGATCCGCCTGCCATCCCAACCGGCCTAGCGGTATCGTCCAAGCTCACCGATGCAGGCGTAACCCTCACTGCGACCTGGAACGCTCCAGCGGATGCGGACCTCTCGGGCTACAATCTCGCCATTGCTGAGAATGATGGCAACTTCATCGACTTCACGGTTGGTTCGCCACGCTTTGAGCGCACTGCACTGCCACGCGGAACCAAGTTCTCACTCAAAGTGAGCGCCTTTGACAAGCTGGGCAATCCATCCGGCTACAGCGCGGTTGCCGAGCATGTCACCAAGAAGGACGATGTTCCACCCGCAATCCCAACAGGGATCAACGTAGAAGCCGCCTTCATCCGGTGGATCAATGCCGCTGACACTGACCTTGCATTCGTCAAGGTGTATGAGAGCACAACCAATGTGCGAGCCAGCGCCACAAAGGTAGCGGAAGTAGCCGCCCGCCCTGGTGGCACCTCGACTTACACCCGCTCAAACGTCACACCTGGAACCTACTATTACTGGCTAAGGTCCGTTGACACCTCCGGAAACGACAGCGCGGACACTGCGGTAGCGACCGTCACCACTGCCGGTCTAACCAACCTGGACCTCGCCCCAGGTCAGGAGTTTACCGGCACCGGTCCAACACTACCAAGTCTAGTAGGCTACACCGGCTCCAACTCCTTCCTGAACACCACAGACGGCAAGCTCTATCGCTTGGTCAATGGCGCATGGACGGCAGCAGTTCCGTCAACGGACATCAGCGGCCAGCTTACCGACGCGCAGATTGCAACGGTGTCGGCAACCAAGCTGGCTGGCAAGATCACCAGCACGCAGATTGGTGACAAGGAAATCAAGACGCCCAACCTCGCGGCTGGCTCGGTCACTGGTGACATCATCGCGGGTAACACTGTCAAGGCCACTAACCTGATAGTCGCGAACACCGACAGCATCATTCCTGATAGCGCGATGCAGGACAAGGACTTCTGGTTCACCAGCGGCGCGCCGGGAACGGCAACACTTGTGCCAACCAACGCATCTTGGCCGATGGCACCCGTCAACATCGCGTCGATCACCCCGCCCAGCAACGCAGTGTCGGACTGGTATACCCCGTATTTCCCAATGGAGTACGGTGCAACTTACCGCATCCGTTTCTCCTACTATGCAGACCCTAACTTCGTCGGCTGGTTCAATCCGATGATCCACATGCCCGGAGAGATGTGGTTCAGCCCCATCTCGGGGAACGCGGACGGTCACGTGGCGGACAGCGCGTCTTCAGTGAAGGCGCCCACTGTCGGCGTGGTGACGCACGAGTTCACGCGCACGAACGCGGGCCATGACGGGGTAAAGAACTGGCAGTTCCGCTTCTATGGGGCCTTCACGGGCAATTTCCAGTTCTTTGTTTCCATCGTCCGCGTTGCAGATGGAACGCTGATCAAAGACGGTGTTATCGAAACCAAGCACGTCAAAGCCAAGTCGATCACCACTGACCTGCTCGACGTTGGCGCAGTAAAGGCCGGTAACATCGGCGCAGGTGAGGTCACAACCACGAAGCTCGCCATCGTAGACATTCAGCGAATGAACCGTGACCCTGGCTTCAACGATCTAGCGTATTGGGACAACAACGGTGTCTACAACAACTCACTGTCGGTCGGCGCTTACTCGGCAGGTGGTTGGTACAAGGACAGTCCTCGCGATCCATCTGCGGTCGCCCAAATGGGCACAGAAGGGTTCGTCACTCTCTGGGATGGTTCAGCTACTCCACCTGGAACTGGCCGTCAGCACTTGTTTTCCAAGGGCAGCACTGGTGTTCAGGGCGGTGCGCTTTATGAGCTGTCCGCAACCTGCATCAACTACAGCAGCCAGGGAATCGTCGTTTATGCCCGGTTCTGGGATGCCTACGGCACGTACCTGGGCGACTTCAGCTTAGACTTCCCCGCAACTGCTTTTGGTTCTCCGCGCCAGTACAAGACCATGCAGGGTATGGCTCCGAACGCAGCCGCGTCGGTGCAGTTCATCCTCTTCAATCTCAGCGGCTCCGCTTTTACCGGCTATGCTCGTCTCGGTGGAATTCAGCTGACCAAGGCGTCTGGCGCTACGCTGATCGAACCTGGTGCGATCACCACCGAGAAGATCACCGTCAACAGCTTGGACGGCGACCGCATCCGCATCGACACACTCGACGCAAACAAGATCAAGGCAAACACCGTCCTGTCCCAAAGCGTTGTGGTCAGCGGTTCAAACCAGTCACTTGGTGAGGTCGTCAAGAGCGGAAACGCCCTGTCGCTGATGCCCGTCAACAGCGGCGATCAGTATCAGCTTGTAGGTAGCACGCTACAGCGCAACACCACGGGCTATGACGACTGGAGCACAGCTACCTACAGTCGAGAGCGTTACACCAACGGCGCATTTGTGAAGGGCAGCTTCACCGGCAACAGGGCCACGTTTGGCATGCTACTTTCGACGCAGACGTTCCCTAACGCCTCCGACAAAAACATGAACATCGACTACCGCTGGCACATTGGTCAGGACAGCAACATCTACATTGGTTTCGGTGGCAGTTGGGTTGCCCTGGCATTAGTGGGTGGCAGCTATCGCGGAGCGTTGCTCGATCTAAAGACGTCCTACTCGATCAGGTATGACGGCGATTTTGTTTACTGGTTCGCCGACAGCACGCTTGTCTATCAGCTAAGGGCCACAGCTAACCTGACGATGTGCTTCGGTGCCACCATCGCGGCTCCAGCCAGTGTGGCGAAGGTCACAAACATCCAGTTCACGCCATACGCTGGCAGCGCGGCTACTAGCTCTAACAGCTGGCAGACAACCGCTCTTGTCGAGGTTACGGGCAACAACCTGCGTGCCGTGCCAAGCTCTGCCAACTACGACGCGCAATACACGGCGACCACTCTAGAGAGCTTCCGTGGCGCTGCGGTGATGAGCGGTCGCATGACGACTGCGGGCACGTTCCTTGGCCTCGCCGGCAACAATGCAGTAGCGAACCCCAACTACACGCAAATCCACTATTGGATGTGGCACCGTTCGGAGAATGGCAGCTGGTATGTCGGCCATACGGGCTGGCAGTGGAACCAGAGCCTCGGCACTTCCTACAACGGCGTGACGTTCACGAACGATACCGTGTTCACGATGGAGTATGACGGCTCCACGATCCGCTGGCTCGCTGATGGCGTGCTGATGTGGTCTTTGGGCGCAACTCCTAATCTGACGGTCTTCGGCAAGGTGACTTTCAGCCAAGGCGGTTGCTCGGTTGCAGGCGTTCGCATCACGCAGGGCAACGACAACTCCCTGGTGAACACCGATCCAGCTGCTCGCATCAATCAGGCCAGCACCAAGATCAATCCCGGTCAAATCCTCATCCAAGGCAGCACTTCCCTGGATGCGTGGCGCGATCAGACGGAAATTCGCGGTGGTGCAATCAAGGCTAACAGCATCGGCGCGGAAAAGCTGAACATCGCCTCGCGCAACGTCGCTTACATTGGCCTGATCTTCGAATGGAACCCGGCAAACGGCTGGGTCTACTGGAGTGAAGGCTACATCTACTGGACCGATGATTGGGGCAATGCGGTCCAGGAATACATTCCGGCAGGCAATACTGGAGGCACCCCGCCGCACTTGTGGTTCTATTGGTTCCCAGGTGCTGGACGTATCCACTTCAACCAGGAGAACCCTGGTCGTCCGGGTATCGTCCACATCGCATCGTGGTGGGGCGGTGCAAACCTGAACGTGACCTACGGCGGCACGAACATCCACGGTGACAGGATCAGCACCGGCACGATTACCGCCAGCCGCATGAACGTCCAGCAGCTGAGTGCAATCAGCGCCAACCTCGGCGCGGTTACAGCTGGCTCGATCAACATCAACAACCGCTTCATCGTCGATAGCGCGGGAACGGTCACGATGCAGAGTGCAACGTCTGGAGCAAGGCATGTGCAGACGAGCAACGGCCAGTGGCTCTACGATGCCAACAACGTCCTGCGCGTAGAAATCTCGGTGTGAGCTAATGGCGCTCAAGTTCAACATCTACGCCGCCGATGGCACACTGCAACTCAGTCTCGCGGACACCACCACGCGAACTGTCGGTGTCTATGTGGTCACTGGTCCAAACCCGCCACTACCAACCACAACAGCGGTGAGCGGCATAGGCTGGAGCTATTACATCGACTTTCCTTGCCCCACCAATACCGCGCCCACGCTCTACATCATGGGCAACAACAGGGCTTACGCGGTTGGTGAAGTAAATAGGTTGAACAGCACCACTGCACGGCTGACGTTCAACCTCGGCTATAACGGCACCTACCCAGCTGGTGAGACTGTGACACTCTATTACGGCTGGGGCGCACCATGACGGGCATCAGATTAATCAACGACAATAACGTGGTCATTGTCGATGAAAACTATGTCTGTTTGGCATTGCGCCAGTGGGGCAATGGCTGGGCCAACAATCCTCCCAACTTCAACTATCCCCCTGGCGGCGTTGGTATCCAGGACATCACATACACTGGTGGCACCGCCCCTGTACTCGCGATTTACAAGAACGTCCCGGTTGGTCGCGATGACATGGGGGCAGGCGTCATCGGCCGAGCCTATAATGCCTCTACCAACACCTGGACCTTCCGCATCATGGTCACGGAGCGGTACGGGCAGGACTACTCGTACAGCTACTATGTGTTTGACCGCCCACTCGCAACGATCCTTGGCGTGAAGGTCAATGTGTTTGATGGCGCGGGTCGTTGCGTGTTCAGCAACCGGGACTACCCGATGATCACGAAGGCCTACTCACCAAGTCTTCCAACCGGCAAGTGGGCGCACACGTTCAATGCGGGATACGGCGTTCAGAACGACACCTACGACATTTCCAACGGTAGCGGCGGTGTGCAGTGGATTGATCGCGTGACCTACTCACTACAGACATGGGGTTGCTCGCCAAACAGCGTGTTCCAGTCAACTCGTAGGTTCAGTCAAGACGGCTACGATAATTACGTGGGGAGCGGGCTAGAAAACAACCTGTCCACCGGCACCTTCCTAGTAGACGTTTCGAGGATCAAATGATTGTAATCGGCTCCTATGCTGCCAAGCTGGGCAGCTACCTTCCTCCATACCGCAACGATGCGGTGCGAGACATCGACCTCGTTTGCAGCGTCAGCGAGTTCGTTGATCTAGTCACATTGACCGGGTTCCAGCTCCGTCAGATTTTCCCCGACAAGTACCTAGTTCTCGACGCGCCCTTGGTGCTGGAAATCAACGTCTATCCCGATCAGGTGGTAGAGAGGATGGAAGCGCTTTGCGAAGTACAGTCGGTTCAGCTTACCCCAGATGTTGAACTGGACTGCTATGTCGCCACTCCGGAGATTGTTTGGGCTACACTTTACCATCGCGTTCACTCCACCGAGAACGTGCGCGAAAAGAGCATCGCGGACCTGGAGCACTATCAGGCTGCGGTGGATCAGCGCGGGTTGCTGCTTCCAGAACACGAGGCGCTAGCGGGCTTCTACCATCGCCGCATCCTCGCTGAAGGTGCAACTTCAAGAGAGTGATGACTTAAATACCTGAACAACAATAAGAGGGAGACAACCCCCAATGGACGAAGAGATTATCGTAACCCCGGAACAGCTGGCAGAGGCAAACCGCATCATCGCGATACATGCTCAACAGGAGTTTGTGCGCCAGCAGATTGCCAACAACGAAGCGTACCTCAAGCTGAAAACAGTTCTGGAGAGCGCAGAGTACGCGACGGTTTACCAGATGCTGTCCGAGGCGTTGGCTGGCTCGACTAGCAACCTGTTCAATTACACCACCAGCGCTATCACGGGCAACATGTCCGCACTCGCTGATAACGTCGCACGCTATCAGGTCTACGATCCCAATCAGCCCAATCCTGCGCCGACGCCATTGCCGATGACGCCAATGGGTGCTCCGCTCCCAACCTACGTTCCTCCAGTGGAGGGCTCGACTGATGCCTGATATTCGCTTCTACAACGATGAGGGTAAGGAAGTTCCAGCAGAGCAGGCTGTCGAAGGTCGCGCTTCGACGGTCAGCGCAACCGGACTCTCCCCAACCCCCGCTAAGCCATCGCTGCTCAAGTCCGTCCTGGGCATCGCCAAGAAGGTCTGGGCGGTTGATGCCGTGAAGAGCGTGGCTCTCACCTGGCTCATTCGTACCGGCCTGGGCGCAACCGGCGCTGGCGTCCTGGTAGCGATTGTAGACGCTTTCGCGGGCGGCTCCTAATGAGCGGCACGGCGGCAAATCAGGAAATGCGCGACCTGCTCATTCGTCTTGATGAGAAGGTCAGCAATGGCTTCGAGAACATCAACTCAAAACTGGACGAGATGAACCGCCGTGCCGATGGCCACGAGGATCGCATTCGCAAGCTGGAGGAAACGTCCACCCATCGGAGCACCTACGTTGGCCGCTTTGAAGCGGTCGAAGCGAAGGTCTCCAACCACGAAGGCCGCTTTGCGCAGCTGGACGGCGCGGGCAAAGGCGTCGGGCTTTTGGGTAAAGTGGGGACCGCGCTGCTTGGTGCAGCCATCGGCGTCATCGGTATGCTGGGCCTCCAGATCGGGGTAGAATCCAAGCATCCAGTCAAGCCAGCAACGGAACAAGCCCAGCGACCGGCGAAGTAGTCTAGGACGCGCTAGGACGCTCATACAGCGACGTTTCGATCTTTCCGCATACAGGTTAGCCCCGTCACTCAGAGTGACGGGGCTTGCGTTCCTGGGGCTTATCCGCCGCCGAAGGTCAGCTTGAACATCATAGCGTGTTCTGCATCTTCGAAGCGGTAGCCCGCCATCGCCCTCGCGATGTAGCCGCCACCGCCCATGCCCAGCCACGCGGCCCACTCAATCTCGCCTTCCATCTCAACCACGCGCTCGAACCGCACCTCACGGTCTTCCAACCAGTCTACGTGTTTCTGCTGATCCAGCCATCTTGCTTGCAGGACCTCGTTGGCCTCAGCGGCGGTTGGCTTCGTCAGGAACCCGGCGTTCAGTCTCTCGAATAGTACGGTATGTTTCATGGGAGTTTTCTCCTTCTTGTTTTTGTGAGCGATGTGCTCAGTTGTTTTGGGCTCGCTGCCGAGCGAGTGCTTCCCTTGCTTCCTTTTGGCGCTTGCGATGTTCCAGGCCGCGTTCGGATGCGGTTTTGCCACCCCGAGTGGTGCCTTCTGGCCTGCCTGCCTTGGAGGGTTCGCCCATGCTATGTTCCAGCGGCTCGACCGTGCAGCCGTCGAACTTAGCTGCAATCCACTCGGCACCCTCTTTGCTGCCCACGATCACGCGAACAGGAGCAATCGCGTTTGGATCACGGAGCGAGCAGCGCATCATCGCCTGATAATCGTTCTGGTAGCTGAGCGTTGCCTGTGCCTGCTCGTTGCTGATGCCTAGGCTCTTGAGGAAGCCATAAGCTGCGCTCTTGCGGTTCATGGCGCTGAGCAGCGCGACGTTGTGAACGCTCTTCCACTCGTCCTTGTCCAGACCATGCGCCACCCCTGGAAGGCGATCCGCGAAGTCAAAGGCGGCGGGCATTGCGTCCTTGTTGGCCTGCCATAGAAAGGTCGTGCCAGCGAAATACTGCGCTACGAACTTGGCCACCTGATCGAACATGGTCAGACCTTCATCGTCCTCTTGCTCCAGAAAGCGCTTGCTGAGCTTTCCATCAAAGAGATACCCAATGGTAAGCCGTTTGCCGTTTTGGTGCTTCACGTAGCGAAGCAGGTTGCTCATGTCTGGATGCGGCAACCAGTTGATGTCCTGAGTGGCCGACCAAAGAACGAACAGCTCTGTTTCTTCGATGTTTGCACCCATGAACGTGGTGCTCATGTAGCCCTTCACGAAATCAGCCGTGAGAACGGAGAAGAAGTCCACATGCCCGGTATGGGCCGGGTTGGTGGTTAGGTCGTCCCACTGCTTCTTGGAGATGAAAACCACATGATCACCGGATAGCAGAACGGACACCAAGCGCTCAAAAGAGCCTACGTTCTGGTCCTTGGTTTCGTTGACCTGGACGGCTTCAAGCGCTCCACGATCTGCAACCTGCAAGGCAATCAGACCATCACCGATCTGCTCGCTGGCGTCGATGTAGTCGGTTACGATGTGGTGCGTTTTTGCGATGCGGAGGTCAATGTGCTCAAGCACGCTGGGCACTTCATCGCATACCATGTGCCAGAACTGGCGCATGTTCTCAGGCAGGCGCTTGAGGGTTTCATGCGTGATAAGCAGCACTTCGCCATGATGGGGAGCGGCCTGCTTCATGTGATCGAGCACGCGAGCGGTAACGCGCTCGTTTGCCCTGCGCTGATAGATCGTCGTTACCTTGATGTTGGGATCGAGCGCGCGGATGCGGTTTGCCGTTGCGCGGATAAGCTCTTTGGTTGGCTGGGTGATCAACACTTTTTCGTTAGCGGATGCGCGACCAATGGACCAATGCGCCAGCTGGTAAGTCTTGCCTGATCCAGCGGGACCGGGCTGAAAGTAGAAAGTAGTCATCGTAGTCTCCGAATGTGAAAGAACCCGCTGTCCGGGTTCGCATTGGACAGCGGGCTCAAGTTCTTTCACCTTTGGAGAGAAGCAATAGAGTTCACTGCCGAAGCGGCAGCTTGCGAACCCTGCTGCTTCATTTCTATTTATTCACACTAGCACCAAACCGGCTTCAAATGCGATATTCGTATCCAAACGACGCTCTGATCCATACCAAACGAATAACTCTTTTATTATAGAATTAACCGTTTGCCTTGACGGGTAAACAGATGAAAATAACGCGGTTGGTCCTATGATGATGGATGGGCCGCGAACGCGGACAGCCAGCATCAATGGGCCAATCGCAGGCAAGTCATGTGGACACCGCCAGGTGGCCACATGGCTTTGCCTCCGAATCCTATCGGTGTGGTTAAAGAGCCATGGGCGGCATCTGCTGCTTGGCCGGAACCCGCCTGCGCACAGATACCTAGCGAGTGGCCCTCCACGCCTTAGCATGTGACGCCCCTTGAGCGCTTGATGCCCTTCCGCGTGGACAACCACCCGCACCACAAAATCAGAAATGGAGTTCTGGCAACTTCATATCCCGCTACGTGACTTTGATCTTTGCAACGGGCGGAGCCCTTGTGTGCTCAGTGCGTCGTTTGCCCTTTAACCGAGCGTTTACCCGAGCCGCTTAGCCATGAGGCATCGGGAGCAATCCCGTGTGCTCTTTGACAGAATGACGAATAACCTAACTGGCCCGAAGCCGGCTCGCCGGTAAATCCAAGTCCGCTTGGTAGTGTCTCCTGTGCCTTCACACAGGTAGGTCGAGCAGAAATGCTAGGACTGAAACTCGGCAGAGTTGCAATTCTGCTCAGCTGCTTTTGCAGTTGCTTTAGCTCAAGGATGTCCAAAACCAGAGATGCGCTGGTTTAGTCGAATCGACGTGATCGACTGAGTTCCCAACCCCAAGTGGCGGGGTTGAGTGTCCAAGACACTTAATCAGTTAGGAAGGAACTCACCATGACCAATAGCACTGAACTGACTGTCGCTGACGTTGAGAAGCTGGTTGCCGATTTCGACGCGAACTTCAAGGAACCCGTTTCCAAGGACATCGCAGCGAACGACAACACCATCAAGGGGCTGAATGAAAAGTCGGCGGAACGCACCTACGACTTGATTGCAGCCCTGGTCGATCTTGCTGACACGCTCACTGCCGAGTTGGCCATCGAGGGCACGGCTTTCAGGAAATTCCTGCGAATCCGTGGCCAGAAGCCGGCTCGCGAAGGTACAAACCCTTATGGTCCGTTCATCAAGGCTGTCTTTTCGGAGCAGCTGAACGATACCTGGGTGTTTGAAAACCGGAGCGCGGAGAAGTACGCAAACCACCTGCGGCACCTCATTCCGCTCAAGCGGAAGGGTACTCTTCCTGGAACCATCCAGGATTACATTCGGGCCTATGAGCATCCGACCTATGGGAAGAAGCTCAACGGCATCGAGGCACAGGATCGCGCAGACAATCCCAGCAAGGGCGCAACTGAGCGAGTGCAGAGCCTCCGCAACACGGGGCGCAATGCACCTGCTCTCGTAAACATCCCGAACACGTTTGGGGTCGCCGTTCGTAAGGTCGTCCTGCTCTATGGGCAGGTGAACATCAACGGTGAGGTTGAGGTGCTGAAGGCTAAGGCGTTGAACGACGACGAGGCTGACAGCTTCTATTACAACCTGGGACGCGAGATCACCCCGGCGAAGTAAGTCAGATCAAACAAAACCCCCGGAGAGCTTAACCGCTTTCCGGGGGTTTCTTGTTTACGAAATCCACAACCACAGGACTGAGCAGCCCGTTAGCGGAGCATCCTGTTGCTGCTCATTTATTTACGCGGCCCTTGAACCGCCTCGAAACCATGCTTTTCACACCAGCTGCGATTGGTCGTTTTCGAGCCCTTGTTGATTGGCTGGTCTGGATTGCTGAACCAAATCGAAATCGTATAATCGGGATGGGCTTTCTTCACCGCGAGCATCTTGCGACGATCCTCAGCCGTGAACCTGCCTTTGACCTCAACAATCCGCTTCGCATCAACGTCGATAAAATCGGGAAGGTAGCTGCACTCCAGCACGTATGACAGCTTCAAAGCTTCATACTGATAGCTTGCGCCCAGATCGCGACCGCAACGCGCCTCAAACGGATTGCGATAGCCACTCATGCGAGGAACAGCTTGGCTTCCGCTGCACGGCGCTTGGTGAGTCCAGCGAGCACTACACCGCCGGCCTTGTTCCAGCGCGCGAACTGCGCAGCCGCACCCGCATAATCGCCGCCGTTGAGCTTCTTCAGCAGCGTGCTCGATTTGAGATTGCCGAGGCCGAGATTGTAAGCGAACGAGGTCAGCGCGCCCAGCTGGTTGGCCGTCAACGGCACCTTCACCAGCTTGCGGACACCCGCTTCAAACTCGTCGTATTCCTCGACCACCCAGGCATCTGCCTGCGCTTGTGTGATCGTCTGGCCGAGCTTCACGCCCTTGGTGCGACCATAGCCGATGGTTGGAACGCCTGCCGGGCAGAGATACGCCTTGAGCTTGCATCCTTCGAATGTCTTTACGAGGCCAAGACCAGCCCTAGTTGATGTCGTCATCAAGTAGTTAGCGGATCACCAAATGAGCAGTTCTGAGCCTATTTGAAGCCGGTTTGCGCACCCTCGTTGTAAATAGTTACGCGGAAGACAGAGCCGCAGACGCTTACAATAGGAGATTGCAATGACACCAGTTACGCTTAGCCGCTTCGAGAAGTCTGCTCGTAGCTACACCTACATCGACGCTTACAAGGCTTGCCTCAGCAGCGCTGATAGCAACTGCGCTACCATTGAGCGCTACATGCAGGGCCTTATCACTCAAATGCATAACCACGCAGACGAGCCTTGCGGCTGGTCCTTCGCTGAATGGCGCAAGGGAACGAACGTCGCGTCCAATCTCGTTGGTGCGAATGCGATCCTGCTGGAATACGCGATGAAGCGCGACGACACCGACCTTATCACCCGACTGCACGCCAAGGCTCAAAAGCTGGGCTGGGCATTCTTCATGATCGACACTGAGACCAAAAACGGCAACACGCTCACCGTTGTTTGGCCTCTCACCAGTTCAGTGAACCAAGCGCAGTATGCGCGCCTAGCCTCGATCCTCGCGGAAGAGATGGACGAGTATGGCATGGAGCACGGCTGCTTGGCCGCAACCCACATCATCAACGTGCATCGTCAATCAACGCCCATCGTGATCCAGGGCACTCCCCTTGATCCGGTCAAGGAAATCAAGCGCACGGCCAAGCTGTATCAGCGCCTAAACTCCCGCAAATACGAAGGCACGCGCCCGGTCAGCAAACTGACCACTCCGAGTGAGAACGAGCCGCAGGCGATTGAAGATGGCCTGTTCCTGTTCTTTGAAACACCCAAGGAGAAGGCGCAGCGCGAAGCCCTTGAGGTGATGGCACGCCATGGTTTTGCGGGCTGATGGTCGCGGTCCCAATAGAGGCTGAGGAAGCTCTGGAAACCATGCGCCGCGATTGCATCGCGCGCTTCTCCGCTAACCCGTTCTGCCCGATTGCCCGACTGCTCGCAGACGCGCTTTTGAGGATGGAAAGCTAACAGTAAGCCCGCCCAAAAGGCGGGCTTGCTACATTGAGGCAATTCCCGAAGTGCGTTGCAGGTCGCGTCTTACTTCAATCTGACGAGGCAGCCCAACCAACGCACCGACGTGGTAGTCGGACGAGCCTCCGCGCTCCGTTCACCTCCATTCAAGACCCGCAGTATCGAAGATGAATTGCTGCCGCCCTTGCTGGTAGAACTCTGCCTCAACGATAGTGCGCTTTGCCTTTTTCAACCCAGCCAGCACTCGCCCTTCATTTGTGAAAAAGGCAGTCTCGCTTGATCCATCACTCGTTCCAGTGCAGCTCATCTTCTGCACAGGACCATCATCGAACTTCACCGAAATGAAAGACTGCGTGAAATTGTGGCAAAGGATTTGCCCATCATCCACAGAAAACATGATATTCAAGCCGCTCTCGGCATTGCGCCGAACGGTTATCGTGCCTGGAGTCTCCCCATAAGGGAATTTCAAATCAACTTCATTGTTGCTTTGGATGCGAGCATACTTGGTGGTCGAACCACGCATCTCGTCCTTATCTTCTTGATAGGACCACTTGCTCTCAGCCTTCGTCTCGGCCAACCTGGCATTCGCGTCGGCGCCGGCTGCATTCGCGACAGGAGTGGGATCCGAGCTTTTCGCCTCGGATGTTGCGTTGGCGCTCTTGGTCGTATCCTGGCCTGGAACGACGATCATCATCCCTACGAATGAGACTGCCGCGATTACGCCGAAGTGTTTACGCGTCAGCTTCGAAATGTATGGCTTAATCACACCTACGACCGCCGCCAAAAAGACGAGCGTCAGCAAACCCATCATGTCGTATTCCCCCAACTCCTAAGGCGATATCCGCGAACCTGCCGCGAAGGGCAAGACCCCTTCTCATCAACGGGTTACAACAAGGTAACTGTGGTATCGCTCACGTCTCCTGTGGCCGAGTCCCACGGGCGTGATGGGGTTGTGGGAAAGAACTATTGCCACGCTGTTCGTTCTTTGTTCTCATAGGCGTATGGAACGAATCGACCACACTCAACTCAAATCCGCGATCCTGGAAGCTCCTGGCTGGGCTCGCGTTGGCATCACTGCACCCTCTGAACAGCTACGCGACAGGGCTGCACAGGAACTCGCTTTGAGCATTGTGGATCACCTAGCGGGCGGTCCTACCTATGATTTCAACCAGCTGGCCCTTCCGCTTTGATGTGGCTCACCTCGGCAATTTGAAATGGAACGACCTGGACCTGTTTACGTCCAGAGACGCCAACATCTACGCCAGCTGCTTATACTGCCGACGACGCACCAGCTTCGATGCCAAGCGCCTCGCACGGTACTTCCATTGCCAGCGATGGGGCACAGGTATCCACTACGTCTACGCGCACCTGTATTGCATCCGCTGCAAGCGCAGGCCTAGCCGCATAGGTCCGAGTAGAGACCCGCATAATGCACCCCCTTTCCTGCCGGAAACGGACGAGGAATGGGCGCGTTTGGTGCGCAGATTGAGAGGTTAGACGAATGACCGTGCGATTGCTGACTGAAGGTGAAAAGAAGCTCGCACGTTCCGTCTATCGTGACACGATCAACCTCGACCACGTTGAGGTCCGTCGCCGCAAGTGGTTCCCGTTTCAGCCGCGTGAAACCATCATGGCACCCACCGGCCACCTGCATTTTCACCCAAAGGGATCGGCGTGGCGTGAGGATTTCAGCAAGGCAGAACTAGGGCTCCAGGGGCTCTTCATTCACGAGCTTTGCCATGTCTGGCAAACGCAACGCGGCATCTTCCTGCCCCTGAAACGTCACCCATTTTGCCGTTACCATTATCGGATCACACCGGGTTGGACGCTGGATCGCTATGGCTTGGAGCAGCAAGCGGAGATTGTACGTCACGCCTTCATACAGCGCGAAGGTGGCTTCTTGCCGGGGCTTGCGGATGCACCAACTTACGAGGGGCTTTTGCGCGTTTTTCGCTGATTTCTGCAATTCTGAGCTGTTGCATTAGCGCAAAAGCAGGGTGCATATCTGGCAGCATCAGAGCGGCATCTTCCTGCCGCTCAAGCGGCACCCCTTTTGCCGCTATGCCTATGCGATCAAGCCCGGCCAAGCCTTTGCCCGCTATGGCTTGGAGCAGCAGGCCGAGATCGTCCGCCACGCCTTTCTGCTGCGCCATCGCGCGGTGGTGCCCGGTGCGCCGCCGCTCGCACAGTACGAGACGCTGCTACCCTTCCGCCCAGCCTAGGTGTTTGATCCCACGGTTTGATGGTGCGATCCTTTCGTTGGAATGGAAGGAAGCCATATGGGACAGGTACGTCACGGGAGCGCCACGACCACGCACGCCGTCCGAGCAGCAATACAGCGA